CATGGTTGCCAATCTTTGGTCACAGCAAACTCTACCTCACTGCGTGTTTTCTTTGCAATAAGCTCTTCGATGTAAGGAAGCCAGAACTTACGCTCATCCGGAATCAAATTGAGATTGATTAAAGCATCTTCAAACTCGGCATGAATCATCTTGCCACGTTCCGCGGCGTCACCGGCTGGTTCATGCCGATGCTCAATGCGAGTCAGCTTGTACTTGTAAGGGCAGTCTTCGTAAGTTTTAATTGATGAGTTTGAGTACGCCATTATTTAGCTTTCAATGTTTCGTAGTATTTTTTAGGGAATGGATCTTTTTTATCTAACAATTTTCTTAACCATTCAGCCCCGCCAAGATGATTAAAGATGATGAATTGTCTATCTGACATTCGTATTTGCCTGCCTCGCAAAGGCTCAGGCGGTTTAGGTCTAGGCATTCTTTGAATTTCTCCTTGTTGCCCTGCGTGTCCAACACATCGCGCATATCCATTTTGCAGGTGACATGTCTATTCCACCTTCAGGCGGCTTTAACTCTTCACACTTACTGCATAACTTGTGTTGATGTACTGGTTGCTGACTTCCAATAGCTAGTTGCTGTTTAACAAAACCACTCACTTTTTCATACCTCTTACATAGGCGGCAATGCTTGCCATTGTGTCTTTTTCAAAGACTTGCATCTTATCAAGCTCACATGCTACTTCCTCTAAGGTATCATTTCTATGATTAACAAGCACGCTGTTGATTTGACGTTTACGCCAGCCTTCATGCTTTTTGCCACTGATTGCGTCATCAAATATACTCATTGCGTGCGCCTCACTTGATCTTGCATTAATTTAATGAATGCTTCCTCTTCTTCAGGTGTTACAGGGGTTGCATCATCCGGTATTCCATTGGCCAACATACTTTGCAATTCAGCAACAAGGGCGTCCAACTCTTCCTGCGTACCTTCAAACCCGTCCATGCTGCCGGGCGCAAAAACAACTTTAACTTTTGTCATAGCGGCCTCCAAACGTAAAGGTCTATCAACACAACGATAAGTCCCAGTAGGAACACAACCCTTTCAAGCTTTTCCCAACGTGTCATCATTTGACCTCCTGATACGTATTGCCAATTTTGTAGTCACTAACCATGGGCACATCCATTTCCAAGGCGTTGCACATGGACCATGTTAAGCATTCAGCCTCACGAACCACATGCTCTTCCGGAGCTGAGATAACCAATTCATCATGCACACTAAGCAGAAGCCTACTGCCCTGTCGTTTGCTTTGGTACAACAGCATGGCAGCCTTGGCCTGATCAGCCGCTGAGCCTTGAATTAAAAGGTTAACCCCTTTATAGTCAAACTCACGCAGACGGCCATTGATAATCTTAGGCGGTTCCATTTTGATGAGACGCCCGCCAATGGTTTTCAATGGTTGGTTCAATTTATACCTTGTCCGCATGGTGGTCTGCATCGTCTTGAGGCCCGGAGCCACCGCGGTGGTATATGCATCCATCAATGTCTTTGCCATTTCATAATCCACCTCCAGCATTTCACTGATTTTCTTAGGCCCAGCGCCGTACAGAATAGCAAATGATACGCCTTTGGAGTAAGTCCTAGACACCTCACGGCCGCTGGCCTCAGTCATCATCTTGGCTGCGTAGGTATGCAGATCAGCCCGTGCATCGGCTTGATATTGCTTCATCAAACCGCCGCCTTCAAAGTGAGCAAAGATTCTAAGCTCTTGAGCATTAAAGTCACATGCCACCAACTTATGGCCTTCATCGGCTAGGATGAAGCTTCGGATGAGCGGGAGGGGTGCAACTTCCAGATCTGCGGGGAGTTCAACTTTCGGGTAACGGATAGGCGCATTTTGAAAGTTTGGAGTTGAGGAGAGGCGGCCTGTTCGGGTGCCCCCACGCTCACCTCGTACACTGTTCCAGTTTGTGTAGATTCGACCTGTAGATGCAGAAGCTTGTAACCAGGGCTCAATGAAAGTTGACAAACATGTTGATAGGTTGGCTCTATATCTGAGGACATCTTTTAACTCCGCATGGGTGATTATCTCTTCAAAAGTTTCTTTATCGGCCCTAGGTTGGCCTTTATCCGTGGTAGGCCACCCATTATCTTTGATCCAGTATTCCGTGGGATAAATACTATTGACCAGCTCTCTATCGCTGTCAAGATTCAATTCAGGAGAACCTAACAATGAACGAACCCAAACATTACACTTTTCAATATCTACTATTGCTTGCTCTTTTGCTTTTTGCAAACCGGCTCGATCAACCCTTACACCTAACCGGGAGTTTTCAAGTAACATTGGAATCAAAGCAACCTCACGGTGGTAAGCCGTCTGCTGTGCGGGTAAAACCTGCTCAATGAGATATTCATAAAGTTTGCTGGTAAGGCGTACGTCGGCTGCGGCGTACTTGCCAACCAATTCCACGGGGCCGCGGGAGATGTAGGCACCCCATGTAGATTTTTTGCGCCTTGCCTCATCAACATTAGCAATGATCCATTCCTTCAGCTCATCCCTTTCATTAGGAGTATCCAAGCTCCAAGTGATGACCAAGTCTTTTAAAGAGAGAGATTGTACGTGTGGATCATGGAGAAAAGCAAGTATAAGAGTATCATGTACACGCCGAGTGTCCTGTGGGATGGGTACATCCAAATGCGTCTCAGCAACGTCAAGGTCAAACATAGCGTTATGAAAGCAAATATCTCTGCCGCTATCATAGATCATTTCCATCATAGCTTTGACAGCTGCTTGCGTTGTGTTATTGCCTGTGAGGTGGCCAAAGGCGTGGTAGCCGTCGGGGTATTCACCTTCAGGGTCATAGACGGCCAAGCCAACTGGAACCGGAGGATAATCCGGCCGTGGGCCAATGGCCATAGTTTCAAAATCAAGATAAACAGGTTTCATAATGTAGGTGGGGGTACTCACCGTTCGTCCGCAAGCTTAAAAGGCTTACGCAGCTTTCCCCCCGAATCCTTAGTACTTTGGATTGCCATCCACAGCTGCTGTGGCATCAACTTCTTCATTGACAGCGCCGGCAGACTCAATGGCCTTCTGCACTTCAGTCTTGGCACGCTCAATCAACGCGCCAATCACAGCGGTATCTTCAATGGCCTTGACCATGTTAAAGACTACCTTAAACTGTGTTTTGGCATCTGGCGCAACGGCAACTTCACTAATTACACCAAGCGGTGGACGCTTCAATGTTGCAGCCAAAGTTTGCGCGTAGGTTGCGTAGTTCTTCAGGCTGGTAACAGGCGGGCGCAGTGCTGCAACCTCAGCAGCTTTAACAGCATCAACACTGCCAATGCTATCAGCAGGAATTAAAAGCAGGCGACGGGTTTCACGGCAAGCTTTGCCCTTACCACCATTAGGCGCGGAGCCCCACTCATTCTTTGGGCAGCCTTCACAGGTTGTGTGCTGCAGTGCAGGCGACGCGGATGATGGGGCCATGCCTGTTGCCGTTGCGCTGATGGCAAAGCAATCAGGGCCTGTGACCTTGGTAGGGTCATAACGGCTGCTATAATAGAGACGCTCAATTGGAGCTGCCAATACGACGCAGGCCAGCTTGTTGCCAGTGATTACATCACCGCGGTATGTAAGGTTACCCCCCTTGGTGGAAAGAAATGCCGTGGCGAGGCTGCTTTGCTCGGCCTTCACCGATTCAATGGCCAAGGCGGCAAGTTGATCTTCAAACAAAGCCAGTTGTGTAGTAGTCTTAGACATGTGATTCCTTAAAATTAAACAAGAGATTATTTACGACGAACGACGGTAAGTTCCCAGACCTCAGAGACTGAAGTACCGGGGATGGCCTCACCAGCTTCCCACCGCTCACGGAATGCTGTTGAGGAAAGCCGCTTATGCAGCAATTCGAATTGGCCTGTCTGCGCAACATAGCCATAAAACTGGTTCCAATCATCAATGGCAGGGTGCTTGGACATTTTCATAGTGCATGATGCTTTATCTGAAGCCGCCTTGCTAATACCAGCATCAGACATAAGGGCCATGATGTCACTTTCTAAGCTTGTAAGCTTTTCAGTTTTTTCTTTGACCTGTGAAGATAATTCCTCACGTTCGTTTTTAGTTTCGACGTACATGTCGATAAGATCTTTGAGGTTCATGGCTTTGCTTTCTGCTGTTCTGTTTGAATGATGGCCAACATCATGGCCTCGGGGGCTTGCCAACCTACGGGTTTGACAACATCGTACTGGGAGCCTCGCATTGACCTGATGTAGTCATTGGCGGGTTCCTTGTTCATGTTGGCTTCGTGCACCACATTAAAAAGCTGATCAAAAGGTAGGCCCATAGCATGGGCACAGCCCATTGTGACGTAGCAAAGATCAACCACAGCATCGGCAGCGTCCACAAGACTATTCTCCTCACAGGCACGAAGGTATTCACTAAGCTCTTCCATGATGAAGCGAGCAAAGTAACTGGCCTGCTCGGATGAGAGCAGAGTAGGCGTTGATGAAATTGGCAAACCCATCTTGCGACGAAAGGCCAATACTTTTTCTGAATTAGTCATATGCATAGTCTTGTCTGATTGCTTTGCGCTGTGCACGTTCTTTTTCCATGAGGGCTTCAAACATATTGCGGTTGCCTTCGTTAAGTGTTGAAGTAATTTCTTCACCATCAATAAAAACAGCATAGTCAAAGCCGTGGTGTGTTTCATCGTACTTAACTACAATGTCGCGTTCAATGTCACCATCACCCCACTCGGCTTGCCAGTTGTCTAAGCCATGATGATCTAAAGCGTATTCGTATTCGTCGTGCATAGTAGGTTCTGGCGTTAAGTCAATGGTGTATGCTTTAAGGCTGCCAAGGGCGCGTGCTGCAGACAGACGCAGTTCAAGCTGTTCTTTCCATGATGCAAGTGCAATGCAATCACTGGGTACAGCAAAAACTAAAGCCTCGATGCCTTGGTATATCTCACGCAGCTCGGTAAGAGGGATGGTTACTGTTTTAGTCATACGGCCTCCACTGTGTTGGCAAGCAAGTCGCGGAGCCACAATGGCTGTTGGTCTTTGCCTTTGTTGTAGATGAGCGGCATGGTGGCAGCTTTGCTGGCGTAGTAACGACGGTAGGATTCAATGTGGTCATCGCTTTTGTATTCGTCAGGCATTGCCAAAGTAGGTGGAGACCATTTGGTAGGCAAGGCAAGCATGGCCGGAGGGCACACTAATAATTCGGCGTGTAGTACATCATTGCTTTTGTGGCCATGGCCATAGCGGTACTTGAATTCACGGCCGAGGAAGCGTGCAAGGTCACTAACATAGTTGTAATGTAACCGTGATTGACGGACCCAGACAGCGGAGGGATGATTGGCATGGGTGGCGCGGTAGGATACTTTGTCGACGTTGCCGTAATGGTGATGCGCAGTTGCAAGCAGCTGGCAGGATTCGATAAGCATTTTGCCGACATGCTTGTCGCAGTGCATGACTGCAGCAATGCTGGGCAGATGGTGTAGATAAAAGATGTTCATACAATACCTTTCAAAAATCAAAAACACAAGTGGACTAGTAACGTGAGATTAAATTGTACAACAATTTTAGGGGCCGTATGAGGTACCCCTAAAAAATATTATGACAAGGCCAAAAGGGCGTCGACGGCTTGCTGCTTGACATTTACACCGCCGCCAAACCATGCATTGGCCAACCGAGCATCGCCGGTGCGGGCTGTTTCCCAATCCATCAGCTGAGTGACGGCGTTCAAAGCGCCCCATGCTGTGCCTTTGGCTGATTCCAACTCAGCGCCGATGCCTGCGCCTTCAAAGAGAGCCAAAGCTCGTGCTGCAGCACGTGAGGGGTTCTTTTCATCACCGCCGAGGATGGATGTGAAGATGCTCTGAGCCTTGGCCGAACCGAGCTTGATGGATGCCAACATCTTGGCTGTCTGCTCAAATGTACGGAATGCTTCGTTGCTGTTGGCCAACTCGGCTTTAATAGCCTCGGGGCGGAAGATGGAGTTATGACGAACACTTACATTGGCCTTGCCTTTTTGCTGTGCCAACTGCAGAGTGTTATTGCATACAACACGGACGCTGGTGAGGCGAGCCTGAGTGGCCAGAGAGCCATCAGCCGAGCTGGCCAATAAGAGATATTGATTAACCTTGTCACCGGCAATGTTGAACTCGCCATCCATCTTGGCGAGGGCCCAGTAATGGGCACCGTTGCGCAGGACGCCGGCTGTTTCAAGGTGAGCAATATTGCCGACCATGTCGCGGAAGAATTCGAGAACCTCAATGGGCTGAACAATCTTGTACTGGCTAGAAACCAAGCCGAGAGGCATGTTGCTGTCTGTGCGATACATAACTTTCTTGCCGTCATATGGCAAGGCTTGCGCCTTGAAGTTATTCCACAAGCTGGGTGGGGGTGTGAACTGCACATCAGCGGTGGCCAATTTAAAGTCAAGGCCTGATTCTGTGGCCCATGTTTCAATGGTTGAGTCCGCTGTCAGCTGCTGGCCAAGACCATGCCATGGAGTCTCACCAACATAGGCCATTGCTGCTTTGCCGGAGATTGTGTTTGCGATTAAGTGTGCCATGATAAATACCTTTCAAAAGTCAGTT